GGCCGTTGGCCCGCACAAAGCCAGCCGCCCGGGCTGGGGAAAGCATATCAAAGATTGCTGTCATAGTTGTGTGTAGTTAATCGGTTTTCTCAAGTCAGGCCCAACCACCACGGCCAAGCCCGCCCCCACTGACCGCCAAGCACAAGGCCAGACGGGCAGGACGGGGCAGGCTAGGCAGAGGGCAGAAGGGCCAGGGCTTCGTTCACTTCGTCCAGCCACTCGCCAACATACACGGCAGGCCCGTTGTGCTCCTCATCGGCCGGGCAATGAGGCAAAGCCACGCGCAGGGCCTTACGCGCCCCCGCCAAAGCCACGGCCAACTTCGGCCCCACAACCGACCAGTCCACGGCCGCAGGCTCCGGCTTGGCAGCCACGCCAGCCATAAGGCCCCGCACCATGCCCATGGCCGTGGTAACGTCACGCCGCGCCCGGTCGCCCTCGGGAATATCAGAACGCGCCTCAAACAGCAGGCCCTCAATCTGGGCAAGCTGCCCGGCCAGATCGCCCGCCCCAGGCCCGGCCGCCTCCGGCTGGATCAGCCCGGCCTCGGCCATGATAGACCAAGCCAAGGCACTGGGCTGCAAATGCGTCATGTCGAACTTGCCGTTGCCGCAACGATGAGATCCGCAAGCCTCGTTCAGGACGGCCAGCAACGCCGCCTTGGCCGTGGAGGCGTCACGCCAAGCAATCGTGGTGCCGTGATGGCGGGCAGTTGCCCGGAAGTCGCCGGAGCGAAGGGATTCAATGGTAAGGTCGATCATAATGGTGTCGGATGTCTGTTTATCGGCCAGCAAACGCGCCAGCCGTGACCTATAAATGCGCAAATTAACAAATATATCAACAAAAATCCTCGCTTTGCTGCTTTTTTCTTCCGATCATATATGATATACAGCATTGAACACCCCGACACCATGCCAAACGCCAAGCCGCCAGCCAAGAAGAAGCCACGCAAAAAGCCGCCTCTCGCCTACGTCGAGCCCGAGGTTGTCCAGGCCGGCGGCAGGCCCGCCAAGCTCTTCGAACGCCAGCAGTTCTGCGCCTTGGTGGCGACCGGCATGAGCCTAGGCCAAGCCTACCAGACGCTTTTCCCGCACGTTGCCCTGGACTCGGCCCGCCTGGCCGGGCACCGCTGGTCCGTGACGCACGCCGCCGAGATCGCCCGCCTCAAGCAGGCCGCCGCCGACGCGGCCGCCATGGCCCACGGCATCAACGCCGCCTACCTGCTGGGGCACGCCAAGGCCATCTTGGAGACGCCCATTTCCAAACTCGGGCCGGACAACATCTACACGAAGAAATACAAGGTGACAGAAACCATGACCGACGCCGGCCCCAAGACCACGCTGGAGGTAGAGAAAGACAGCCCGCTCTCGGCCGTGCAGGCCATGGCCAAGATGATCGGGGCCGACGGCTGCCTGGCCCCCAAGCCAGACCAGGCCTCCGGCCAGCCCAGCGACGAGCAGGCCGAGCAGCAGGCACTAGGCCGGGCTCTGGCGCGGATCATCGGGGCGGGCTCGCCCATTGCCAGGAGGCTGGCTGATACTAAAGGGACGGCGAAATGAAAGAACTCCGGCGGCTGACACGCACAAAAATACACAAACCATGAAAACAAAGCCGAATTACATTGAAAGGCTGGCTATGCATCTTTTGGCACAAAGCCAAAAACAAACCAAACGCCCTCAAAGAAAGGCCAAAAAAATCAAACCCGAGGAGCAGGCAAGGATTCAAAGGTTGATAGAAGGAATAAAAAAGGAGGGGTGCTTTTCATGCGGCTACACCAAATGCTCCCAAGCGCTTGAGTTTCACCACAGAAGCAGAACCGAAAAGAAGTTTCCCATTTCAATAGCAGCAAACCGAGATGAGAGCGAAGTGATAGAGGAACTTATGAAATGCACTCTCTTGTGTGCCAACTGCCACCGCGAAGTTCATGCGGGATTGCTGGAAATCTAAAGCCATCCTTGCCTTTTGCGCATTTCCGGCCTATGCTTGGCCCGCCATGAGCACGACACCCGCCACACCCGGCCCCTATTCGGCCGCCAGCATCCCCGCCTCCACGCCAGTCAGCCAGCCGCCCGGCTTGGCCGAGGCCTTCACCGACGAGCAGCTTCAGTCCGCGATTGACGCGGCATGGGAAGCAGTTAAAGACGATCCCGAGAAATCCGCCGTATATGAAGCCCGCGCCTTCCTGGCCGCCCTGCCCGCCCAGCCCGGCCATTGCGTCGAAGCCGACCAAAAGGCTCAGCCCTGGACCCTGCCAGCCCCGCCTCCTGGCCGCCGCTGGCACCGCGAGGACTGGACGGCTGACATGCTGCCGGACGGATACAGGCCGTTGTTGGAGGGGGAGGCGTGGTTACGCGGCGATGAAATCCGGAGGACCAGGAGCACAAGATGGGATGTGGCTGGGCAGATTGGTTTTGATGTTATTGGCGAGCCAGCCACCAAAAAGACTTCCCACTGTCGCACCCGCCGCCCCCTGCCCGCCGAGGCCAGCGCAGAGCCGGAGCAGGTTCAGGCCGCCGACGGCCCGCAGGCGGCCAGCAAGGCCGACGAGCCCGCCCCGGCCAAGTCCGGCCACGGCTGGCCTTACGACGACCTCCTGAAAAGCATGGACAGGCCCGAGCCCGCCCAGCCCTGGACGCCCAAGCCCGGCGACGTGGTGCGGCTCAAGAGCGGCGGGCCGGAGATGACGGTTACGATAGCTCGCATTCCTCATATCGTAGAATGCAGTTGGTTTGATTTGAATGGTCACAACCATTTCACATTCCTTATTGACTGCCTCACCCCAGCCAAGGAGGGCCAGCCATGAGCCCGCAGAGCCTTTACCAGCACCGCAAGGCCGCCGAGGGCCTGTGCATCACCTGCGGCACGGCCAAGGCCGAGCCTGGGCACGCCCGGTGCGAGGCCTGCCACGGCGGGCCTTACCGGAATACCCGCCTGCGCTACGACTGGGCGGGCGTGGACTGGGCCATGACGGATCACGCCATTGCCCGGCAGATCGGCTGCACGTCCCGGGCAGTCGGCTACCAGCGCCGGCAAGCTGGGCAGGCCCCGCATAGGCCGGGGAGGCCGAGGAAGCCAAGGGCCGTGTTTGCCACGCCGGAGAAAGGAGGCCAGCCATGAGCCACGCCCACGAAGCCGCCGTGGCCGAGGCTAGGCAGGCCGATTTCTGGGGCAGGATAACCCAGGAAAGAATGAGGCGGCGCGACAAGCTGGAACAATGGTTGAATGTAGGCTGGGCGCTCAAATGGACCATGACGTGCCAACTGATCGAGGACGTAGAGGCCCAGGTAGGCTGGCAGCGAGAAAAGGCTAGGGCCAACGCTTTGCTTCGCCAGATAAATTGGCTTCTCAAAGAAAAATCAGTGGACAGCCAGCCCGCCGCCGCCTAGCCTGTGCCCGGCCAGAGATGGCCTGCTTCGGGTGCAATCGGAGCAATTCGATTTCACCGAAGCCGTTTTCAAAGCCCGCCTTCGCTTGCACCCCGGAGGCGGGCTTTTTCTTGCCCCGGGAGTAATGCCCCGGCGCTTGATCCACGGCCTAGCCAGCCTCCCCATACGGCTCAACCACCCCGCCGCCGTGCCGAACAGGCCGGAGCCGGGCGACCCGCGCAGATCAGTTCTTGGCGGGATCGGGGAGAAAACGCGCCGGGCTGTCCACCGCAGTTTGGCGGGCGTAGTGCTCACGGAGGTTAGGAGATGCTAGTCGGCATCGAGAGTTCCCTTCCCCGAGGCGGCCCGGCTCATCATAGCTTGGCCTGCTTTCCGTCAAAGCACATTGAGGCTCCCTGCTGCGACATAATGCCTTGCCCGGCTGACCGGCACCCAACAGCAAAGCCTACACGGCGGCTCCGTATCCCTGGCTCCATACCAGACAGACGGCCAATCCCCCTGGCAGACAAGCCTATCCTGTATCAGACAGGACGGCTTTCCACGGCTCACCATACCCATTCACCACCCAGACAGAGGTTAAGTATGCGTGTGCTTGCTCACTGTCAGGCCCAGGCCTAGCCCCGCCCGGCCAAAGCCAAGCCACAGGCCAGGCCAGAAAGCCGCCCGCCGGGCTTGCAGGCAGGCCAGGGCCGTGCTAGGCTTGGGACCACGACAACCAGACACCATGCCCTACCTCATCACATACCGAGACTTTAAAGGCCGCCTGCAACGCCGGAGCTACGGCGGGCCGGAAACCAAGGCCCGAGGGGCCGCCATCCGCCGGGCCGACTGCGCCCAGCTCCTCAAGGCCGAGCTAATCACCGAGGCCGACCACGCCGAGAGGCAGGCCGCTTTGAAGCAGGAGGACAACCGAATCTACAACGCCAAGGAGGCCGCCAGATAGGCCCAGGCCTTGACAAGCCCGCCCGCCCGGCTTAGGCTTGGGCCGTCAGATAACCGATCCACACCCATGAAACCTACACTCAAGCAAGGCCAGGCCGTTCAGCACAAAACAGGAGGGCCGATTATGATTGTCGATGCCGTCTTTGAACCGCAGGAAGGCGAAACCCAGACCGGAATCGTGTGCTCTTGGTGGAGCAACGGTGTTTTTGAAACCATGGACTTTGGCCATGACAGCGTGAACCCCGTCAGCGTTCCAACTCAAGCCGCCTAACGCCATGAAACGCGCCATCCTCATTACCCTCGCCTGCCAGGCCTTCGGCTTCGGCCTCGTCGCCTGCAAGACCGCCGCCGAGAACGAACGCCTCGCCCGCCTGGGCAACATCGCCATCACCTACGCCGAACGGCGCGGGGCCATCACGCCAGCCGATGCCGCCGACCTTCGGGCAGCCGGGCTTGTGGTCGTGGGCCAGCCCGAGGCCGTGACGGCGACGAAGTAACAATCTTCACGGCAGCGCCTCCTGTCTCATCAAAGGCCAACGACCGCCCGGCCCGGGTGCGAAAATAGGCCGGAAAATTTCCACGGCCCAGGCTGCTGATTTCGACAGCCTGGGGGCCAGCCTACCGAGGCGGCCGGGGCCAGCCAGCCTTGTCTCCCGAGTCGGTGCCGGGGTCAATCCGCCCTCTCATAGCGCCTGTGAGCCGCAGGCGAGGCACCGCCAAAGCTGGCCCGGCTCGCCCCAGCCCCGTCAGGCCTCGCGCCCAACGGGGCTTTTGCTTGCCAGGAGGCCGGGAGTGGGGTAGGGTTGTGATACCATGACAACCGACGCAATGATTGCCGATGCCCGGACGAAATTTGAGCGCGAGCCGGATCGCCAGACTGTCCGCCTGACACTTGTTTACAAACCCGGCCAGGATACCAGCCACGATCCAGAGGACGCCGAAACCATGTCCGCCCTCGCCGCCGCCTTCCCAGGCTACAAGATTGACCGCACGCCCTACCATGGCAAGGTCCACCATTTCAGCGACGGCCCAGCCCGCGTTAAGTCCCATATCACCATCACCCGACCATGACCGCCGACACCACACCCGACACGCCCGCCCCCGAAGCCTTCGCCCCCCTGCCCGGAGACACGCCCATGCTGGAGGTGCTGGCAACCCTGGCCCGCCAGCTCCGCGCCAAGACCGGCAAGCCGCCCTCATTCATGGCGATCCCGCGCAAGCTGGCCCTGGCCGTCGCCGGCGAAAGAGCTGCACAGAAACGGACCATGCTTGAGGACGGCTTCATGCGGGCCTGCCTGGACGGCCGCCTGCCCAGCATCCTGCTTGCCCTGCCCGTGGAGCCGGACGGCCCGGCCGTGCCCATCGTGGCCTTGGACATGCCCGCCCCGCTGGCCGCCGCCTGGAACTGGCCGGTGCCCAGGTTTGCGGCAAACGAAGGCTTTGAGGAGCATCCCGTCTATGCCGCCTGCCCGTTCAGCCGCCTGCTTTGGGATCAGGGCGAGGGCGGCCGCATTCCAGGCCTGACCAAGAAAGTGCTGAATTGGTGCGTGTCCCGCATCCAGACCCAGGCCGCGCCCGTCCACCAGCCCGTAATCGGCCAAGAGGCCCAGGCCCGGCCGCTCATCATGCCAAAGGTCGAAATGCAGCCCATGTCCGACGATCCGGCCATTGCCCTGGCCGAGATTGAGGCCAGCCTGGACGACAAGGCCCAGGACATCCGCCAAGACCTTGATTTGCGGGGCATGTGCGGCATGGAGTTCCCCGGCGAGGTGCATCCCGACATTGTGACAGGCCTCAAACGGGCTTTTGCCGACAAGTTCCAGGCCCTCGCCGAATACGGCCCGCATCCGGCCAAGCCCGGCTGGTTTGCCATGGTCGCCACGCCCATGGGGTTGACGACGGGCGAGTAATTGGCCCTGTCCTCCTTCAGTTATGGAACCTACAACCCAAAAGACACTCAGATGAACAGCGAAACTCTTGATATTTTAATCGCGTTACTTCCGGCCGTTTTTCTCGTTCCCGCCTTGATTATCAAGGTTTTAATTGAGGAGACGAATGTGGGGAGGGCGGCGCTTTTCCTTCTTGTGACGGGGGCATTTTACGCTGGAGCCAAGCTTCCAGGACGCTCCCCTTCCACTGACTCGCCAGCAGCGTTGCCCCAATCCCGGCTAGAGTCAGGACGATAATCAGGAGGTTAAGCTTAAAGTTCCTTCGCTCTCTGCGGTCTGAAAGCTCTTGCAGACACAAGGCCCTCCTGACTTCATAATCCGGATGAGTTGAATCAACTCCGGTCATTTCCTCTTTGACCCGCTGGGTGCTCCATTCCTGTAGCTGTGTGCGTAGGCTATCAAGCTGGCTTTGTTGCATAGTGCCGCCAGTACGCCCAAAACGCCCTTTTGATGCAAGCTGAAACGTCAGCCGCCTTGATCCCGGCCCTGAATCCTGCTAGATTACCACCATGCCAGCCCGCCCCAAGACCCGCCGTGAATCCGCCAAGAAGGCCGCCGCCACCAAGGCGGGCAAGGCCGCCGAGTCTGGCATTAAGGCAGCCCAGGGCGTGTTTGCCAAGGTGCTGGGCAAGGCCGATCCGGGCAAATGAGGCCGCCCGGCCTTCTTTAGGCTTGCGCGCCTAGGCCCGGCCCCGGCAGGCTGGCGGCCTATGCAGCCATACCGCATGATCCAGCTTTTGGGCAATAAAGGTTCAATCAACCCTCTCCTTGTGGAAAAAATAAGATACTACCCCGGAACAAAAGAGGTGAAGCGGTCTATTGATTACGGAGCCGAAGCGGTAGTTGGAGTTTCGGACGATTCTAGCCTGCGACTGGATTTCGTTTCAGGAAAATCCGAGGTTCTTCAAGGGGAAGAGGCGACCCAAGTACATCATTTGATGAACGAGATGGAGCTGGGGAATGACGAATTACGCGCAAAGATTCGTAATTTGCTAAAATAGAACGAATTGAATCAACCCCTTGGGGCGGAAATTGCCACTGAATCAACCTGAGCGTTCCAACATCGACAGAGATGGCGAATTGTTCTCTTAGCGGGTCAAAAACAATCGTCGCGTTTTTGAGTAGTCCAGACCACCGGATAAAGCGCAGGAGAGCCGTTTTCATTCGGTAATGTTAACATAACACCGCCAGAACGTACAAGGCATTATTTGCTATCCTTGGCAGCTTCCAGAAGAACACCGCGAGCCCAGGCAGAGAACTTGGCCCCGGCCTGCTTGGCCGCCGCCTCTAGCTTTCGAGGCCAAGTGGACCCGGCCCAGGACCACGCCCAAGGCCTACACGCCGACGCCTAAAGACCGCCTGCCTACGCCCTGGTATCTGGACCCGGCCAGCGGTGGAATGCCAAGCTAGGCCCAGGCCGGGCGCATTTTGGCCTGTACAGCCGGGCGGTGTTATGTTAACATCGGACATGAGTAAAATTCCATGCAAGGGAATGACCATAGCCACGGCTCACGCCATCTTGACGAGATTCGTTAACGAGTTTGGTATGGGCGATTGGCCCGCCTTTGTCGAAGTGGAAGGCAAGGAAGTCAGGCTTCACTCAATCGACAGAGGGGGAAGTAGCATTACCTTCTGCGACGAAACACAAACCAAGTCGGCTCAAAATGGGAAGCGTGCCATTTGTCCCTAACTGTGTAGGGGCCAGACGGCGCATTAAAGTGTTTATCCAGATCGGGCCAGAACGGCGATTCTGCTTGGCAAATGCGCATGATGTCTGTTTCATGGATTTCCCAGGTGTCCGCCTCCTTGAGATTGGCGCACACTTCCGCTTCTAGGACATTTAGCTGCTTTTCAGTCATAGCCTGCCATCCTGCCAGCCCGGCCGGGCAGTGTCCAGGCGGGCCTGGCCTCCATAAAGGCCATAGGGCGTGGGAGACAGGGCCAGATGTTGACAGGCCAGCCGGGCCGCCTTAAAATAAGCCAATGCACGCCCTCCTTGAACTTGCCTCCTGCTACCGCGCCGCCCAGCTTTACGCCCACTCGGCCCATCACCTCGCCAAGGGGCCGACCTTTCTTCAAGACCATGAGTTCTTCGGGGAGCTTTACCCGGCCTATGAGACGGCCTTTGACGACCTCTGTGAGGAATCACTGGCCCAGGGCAAGCCATACAGCCCGGCGGAAATCATGCAGGCCGTGACAAAGCGGCTGATTCCGACGTTCAAGGACTCCGGCAACCAGAAGTTCTTTGACCGCCTACTTGGCTTTGAGCGCGAGTTTCAGGAGGAGATTGCCGAGATGATGAAGGACAAAGCCCTGCCAGACGGCACGCAGAACCTCATTCAGGGCCTCGCCACCGAATCCAGCAAGCGCGTTTACAAGCTCAAAGCCCTGACCGCCTAACGATCCACCCATGACAACCGACACCCCGCCACCCCCGCCCGAGGGCTGGGCCATCGTGCCCGCCGACGACCCCAGGCTTGATTGCCTGCCAGCCCAGCCTTTGTTCTATAAAGAACAACGCGGATGGAAGCACTCAGGCTTTAAAAAAGAGGAGGGCGTCTTACCCTACTTGAAAGGCCAAGTCATCTTTGCCCTGCCCATCCAAGCCGAGGTCACGCCGCCCGCCTCCGCCGACCCCAAAGGCCAGGCCGGGGCCGCCAAGCCGCCAGCCCTGGCCCGGCAGGAAGGCGGAAGCCACTACAAGGAATACGCCATTCAGCCTGTGGAGTTCATCCACGCCAACAAGCTGCCGTTTCTGGAGGCTTGCGTGCTCAAGCGCATTTGTCGCCACCGCCGCAAGAACGGTGCCGAGGACATCCGCAAGGCAATTCACGAACTGGAACTGATCTTGGCCTTGGATTACCCAGCCGACAAGACGCTCCATCCTAGTTGCCCTGACTGATGCCCGCCGCCAAGCCACGCCGCAAGCCCGCCAAGGCCAAGCCCGAGGCCGCCAGCCTGGACACGGCGGCCCTGGCTGGGGAGCTTGGCCTGGGGCATGAGGACTTGTTGACCAAGCTGGCCGATCCGCTTTGGAGGCTGACAAGCGGGGCCTTGTATGTGATCCGGTCAGAGGACGGCGAGCCGATCCCGTTTCACCCGACGCCGCAGCAGTTGGCCGTTATTGAGGAGATTTACATTCATGCCGCCAAAGTGTTGGTGATTCCCAAGGCTAGGCAGGTTCGCATGTCCACGGTGATCGCTATGATCGTGCTCGACACCGTGTTGTTCGGCTCATCGGTGCAATGCTCACTCTGCGACATCGACATTCCAAACGCCGACAGGAAACTGGACGAAAAGGTATTCTTCGCCTTTGAGCGCCTGCCCGCCGCCCTGCGCCACTACTGGACGCCGATCAAAAAGACGCTTTCGCCCGGCATCTTCACCATTCAGCACGGCACCGACACCACCAGCAAATCCACGTTCTATGCAGGCCAGAAGGCCCGAGGCGGCACGAATCAAATCCTCTGGATGTCAGAATGGGCCGAACTGGCCGCCAAGCACCCGGCCATGTCGGCTGAATACCTGCGGGGGGCCTGGCCTGCCGCCGCCGAAGGCCTGCGCATCATTGAGTCCACATGGTATGGGGGGAAGTCCGGCGATGTCTGGGGCATTGCCAAGAAAGGCCTAGACCCGCATACCGGCCTGCCACTTCCCCGCGACAAATGCACGGCCCTGACGCCTCGCATCCTGTTCTTCCCGTGGTATGTCATCAAAAGCCGCCGCCTTGCCTGCCCAAAGCCCGGCCTGATCCGGCCCGAGGTGCGGGCCTACTTCGCCAAGGCCCTGGAAGGCACGGGCGATGTCTTGGACGACGAGCAGATTTACTGGTATCAGGAAGCGGCCCTGGACGTTTACCACCACGAAACGCAGTTTATCTATCCGACCAACATTCACGAATGTTGGAACGCCAATATTGAGGGAGCCATCTGGGGCACGGCCTTAGCCATGGCAAAAGCCGCCGGGCGGGTGGGCGAGGTGCCGCACAGGCCTGACCTGGAAGTGGATACGTTCTGGGACTTGGGAGCGCCGGAAAACTCACCGTGCGTTTATGTCCAGCACGACCACGAACAGCGCCGGATCATCGACAGCGACACGGAAATCGAAGGCGGCGAGGTGGCCGACCGCGTGCGCCTGCTGAAGGAGAAAGGATACCGATACGGCACGCACTATTTGCCGCACGACGCCGGGCAGCGCCAAAAGAACGGCAAGACCTACTTTTCAGAGTTCGAGGCCGAGCTAAAGGCCCAGGGCGTGACGGGCCGCGTGGTCCAGCTCCGCCAGACCGGCAACCGCTGGCTTGGCATCAACCACTTCACCGGCCTGCTGAAAAAATCCGTCTGGATTGACGACAAAAAGTGCGCCTTCGTGCTGGAATCCATCGCGGCCTACCGCCGGAAGCCGGACCCGACCAAAGAAGGGAAGTTTTTGGACGACATCGTGGCCGACTGGTCAAACCATTGCTCCGACTGCGTTCGCTACATCTCCGAGGCCTACCTTGAAGGCCACCTCCCCCACACCTCCAACGGCATCATGGCAAACCTCTACTTCGACTCGACCCGCCTCCAGGCCGCCACGGCGGGCATTATCGACCACCAGCCTACGCTCATGGCCCTCGACCGGCAGGGCACGACCTGGGCGCATGTGGCCGCCCGGCAAGACCCGGCGGGGTGGCTCCGCGTCTGGGAAACGCCCTTGCACGGCCCGCGCTACCTTGTGGCCGTCACCAATGGGGCCGTGGCCGTATGGCGGGCGTCAGGCTGGGAGGCCAGCGCCAACGCCGAGCGCCCGGCCCGGATGGTGGCCGCCTGCGTGGATGAGGCAGGCATCAACCAAGACAAGGTGCTGGCCTGGGCCGCCATGGCCTCGACCTACTACGGCCTCTGCCCGGTGGTGGCCGACATCACCAACATTCCCGGGGCCGTGGAACGCCTCCGCGAGCAGGGCGTAGGCGTGGCAGCCCGGCAGCAGAGCTTGGCCGAGCGCCGGGTGGGGCAGGCAACGGCCATCCGCAAGCCAGGCCATGAGTTCAAGGAGGAGGACAGGGCGCAAGCCTGGGCCGTGCTGCAAAGCCTCTGGCGCGACGGCGGGGCCGAGCTTTGGTGCCCGACCACGCTCCGCCAGATGTTCGGCGTCACGGCCACGGAGTCCGGCTGTTTTGAGGTGCTGACCGGCTACGGCACGCAATGGCTGGACGTGGCCGCCCTGGGCGTCTGGACGCTGGGCCTTGCCGCGCCGGCGATGAGGCCCGGGGCCGGGTCTGGCGCGAGGTGGGAGGGGGATGGTTACACCAAGGATGCCATTGCCGAAAATTCAGGCTTGCCATTTGAGCAGGGGCGGCGAAAACTCTTCTAGCATTTCAACCCTCCACTTCACCACTCCATGAAATAATGAATACTTGGGCATCAACCGGCGGATCAGGCGTGCAGGTCATGGACCCTGTAACAGGCGCATACGTTGACGTTGCCTCCCCCGAGGGGCAGCAACTCCAGGCCAAACAACGGTCTGTGATGACGAACCAGCTTCAGAAGCAAGTCACCACCCAGCAAAACCTCGCTAACGCCGAGGTCGAAGCCGACGCGCAAAACTTCGAGGCCGAACAGAACCGGCAGGCAGGCCAGAACGCCTTTCAGTTCGCCCTGTCACAAGCCGGAAGCCGCCGGGCACCGGGCGGAGGCATTGCCCGTGGGGGCATGGGCCGCCGAGGCATGAGCCTGAACGCCGCCACGGGAGGCTTGGCCGCCGCCAATGCAGCCGCCCGCCGGAAAGCCCAGCAGGGCCTTGCCAACGCCAGGGTGGCCGCAAACCCCGACGTGATGGCTGCACAGCAGCAGCTTGACATGGCTAAGACCGTAACGCCATCCGTTCCAAAATGGGCCATGCCCAAACGCCAAGCCTAACCCTTACCACCACAATGGCACGCTACGACGACCAAGGCTACCGCAGTCTTCCACGCATTGATTCGGCTCCGCGCCGCCAGATTCTCGGTTACAGCCGTATCGCTCAAGGAGGGGCGGATCAAGCCCGGGCGCGAGCAAATCAAAGAATCGCGGAGGGATGGAATCCTAGCCTTGCCTCTGCGAGGCTTCGCGCCCAAAGAATCGCCGAGGCCAAGGCCGCAGGCACATTTGACGCCACCCGGGAAGCCTACAACCAGAACGGGCAGAACGAATACCAGATGGATTCCTCTGGGAACATCCACAAAGGCGTGAACGTCGGGTATGCAGGAGACAACGCCAAGCCTTACCAGTATGTGCCTCCCAAGCCCGTTCGCTCGACACCCTTGAACTACCAGCGCCCAGCCGATCAGCGCGTAGCCGACATCGTGGGCATGGCCTCGCCGTCCGGCCTTATCGACATGGCCCGCAAGGCCCGCAGGCGCGGAACATTCGTCATCCAGTAACCTCTCACGCACTCCCCTAATGGCTACGATTGAAGGAAAGCCCGCCGCCGAATGGTTCAAAAGCGCCGCCCAGCGCCAGAAGCGCAGCAACGCCTACGCCAGCTACACGCCCGAAGCCCCCAAGCCTGCGCCTGAGCCCGCCCGGCAGGTGGCCGCCATGCCCAAGGCCGCCGATCATGCCAGCCCGGCCAAGCCTGCGCCTGCCCCAGCCAAAAAGCCGGAGGCCAAGCCCGCCCCGGTGGCAAAAACAGCCGAGGAAGAGGGGAAGGAACGCATCGCCAACGCCAAGCGCATGATTGCCGAGCATCTGGCAACCCGCCGCCCTGAAAGCGTGCGCCAAAGGGAAATTGCCGAGACAAAGGCCAAGGCTGATGCCAAACAGGAGGCCGAGAACAAGATTGCCCGTGAAGCCGAGCACAAGCGCGACATCGCCGACGCCACGCCCGGCCCGGTCAAGCTGGCTCAAGGGGCCGGAATCCTGGCGAGCAAGGCCGGATCAGGCATCGCCGCCGCCGCCAAGGCTGCCAAGCGCACCGTAGGCGGCTCGTATTCCAGGCTTGGAACATACATTGGCAACGAAGTCGAAAAGGGCCGCAAGTTCTACGGCGGAGTTGGCAAATGGCTGGCGGGCGACCCCGAGGCCAAGAAACGCCTTGCCGCCTCTGCCAAGTAAGCCATGGCCCGGCCAATCTGCCAGACCTGCTGGGATCGGTGGGGTAAAGAGCTTTGGGCGGGCTGCTGTGTTTGCACAGGGGACGTGAAAGTGGCATTGACGTTTGAGCGGGCGAAGGCTAAAAATGCCGAATGTCCAACGGCCTCGCCTCGCTCCTCCGCAACCCTCGCCGCCTCCAGCAATTCGCCGAAACTCCCGGCAACTACCCGGCCGCCTTGTCTTTCGCCGGAACCAGCCAAAGCCGTGTGGGCCGCCGGGCCTCTCCGCGAGCCAGCCAAAGCGAAGAAGAGGCGGGCGTCCTAGAGACCGGCGAAGTGATCGACAAGGTGAAGCTGCCAGACGGCACTTACGTCAAGCCAGCCACGCAGTCCGGCCAGATCGTCAAGGTGCCGGGACGCTCTAACCTGTTTGTCGATCCAGGCACAGGCGAGCCGTTCCAGGCCGACCCGAGCAAGCCTACCGGCCTGCGCTCCGCGTTTGAGACGGCCCGCAAGGTCGCCCGTGACGGCAAGCTCTTTGCTGTGGTGCCCGGTGTTGGCGAGCGCGAGCTAGGAGCCGACCCCGAGGCCGAGAAGAAGGCCAAAGAACAGGCCGCCAAGCGCGAGGCCGAGAACCTGCGCCTGCAATACGCCCAGGAGAAACGCCCCTACAATTGGGACCGCGTGGCAGGCCGCCCGGTGCCAGTCCAAAGTGATGAGGAATGGGCCAAATCCAAGCAGGAGAAGGCCGACAAACTGGCCGAGGCTGCCGCCGTGAAGAAGCTGAAGGCCCAGGCCGACAAGCTCGACATTGACGCCGACCGCCTGAGCCTGACCGCGCCCAAGGCCAGCCCGGAAGAGTCCGCCGCCTACGATGCCGCCGTTTCCTCTCTGGAATCCTTCGCCGCAGGCAAAGACCTCGACACCGCCGCCCAGGAGCTTGCCAACGCACCCGACAGCGCCGACGAAGAACAGAACGCTGCCAAAGCCACGGCGCAGAGCTACCTTTCTTTGCGCGACAAAGTGAAGCCCGCCAAGGATGCCGAGGCCAAAGCCAAAGAACTGAAGCTCCGCGCCCTCGACCTGAAAGAGCAGATGCTCGACCCGGACGCCTGGAAGGCAGGCAAGGCCGCCAGCCTCGCCAAACTGCCGGACGCCGATCTTGCCGCCGAGGCCCAAGCACAGGCAGACATCATCACCGAACAGGAGACGGAAGCCCAGGGCACCCTTGAACTTGTCGCCAAGGGCCGGGCCGACCTTGAGCAGAAGCACGCCGCCTTCATGGCCGAACGGCAGGCCGCCGAGGCCCAAGGCCTTAGCCTGGAGCAGAAGCAGGCGCTTGACGACCAGCAGGCCCAGCTTGAGGCCGAGATGGCCGATTACGACGACTGGAACGCCGAGGCCGTGACATCGGCCCAGGGCGCTCTCAAGGCCTCGCAGGACCGCCGCGAAGTGCTGGCCGCCGCCGGGGCGGAGATGGACCGCCGGAACAACCAGTGGGCACGCCCGCTTGAAGGCAAATGGGGCGAGATGCAGAAGCAGATGGTCGAAGAGGCCAAGGCCGCAGGCATTCCCGCACCCAGCAGCCGCAGTTCCGACAGCCCGGGCCGGGCCTTGATGGTGGAAGCCTTCGACCGCCTGGACCGCATGGGCATCCAGCAGCCCCGCTTCATCGGCCAGCCCGGCGAGCCGGAAGGCGATAGGGCAGGGGCAAGGGACACGGAAAGCCTCATTGAAGGCCTGAACAAGGCCGAGCAGCAGGCCACCACGCCCGAGGCCAAGGCCAAAATCGCCAAGGAACGGGCCTACTGGCAGGCCCAGGCCGAAGAAGCCATGACCGCCGAGGACTGGGCCAGCCAGACCGGAGAACCCGACTTGCTCTACCCGCACGAAAAAGCCGCCGTGCTGGAGAAGGCCAAGCCGCTTTACGACACATGGGCCAAGGAAATGTATTCGGACGACTGGACGAAAGAGGATTTCTTGCGCCTCAACCAGGAGGCTGCCAAGCATGGCCTTGACCCGGCCGAGGCCAAGCAGGCCTTGCAGACTTACCGCCAACTTGACTGGAGCAACCCGCACCGCGACCCGGAAACGGCCAAGCCACTGAACGAAAAAGCCCGCGTGCTTCCAGACGGCAACGTGACGGTGAATCCTGGCCTACTCCTCGACCCCGAGGCCTACAACGCCGCCGTGGACGAGGCCGACACCACGCCAGAAGCCAAGGAACGCGCCAAAGCCATGCGGGCCGAGCTTGCCGGGCCAGTGGCCGCCGAGGCCCTGAAGAATCTGCGCAAAAACTCCTCGTTTGCCGAGTGGCTGGACAAGAACACTAAGGGGAACGACGTGGAACGCATGGAGCAGTTTAACGCCTCCATGAAGGAAGGCGGGGCGCTCAATGCCGCCGTGATGAAGTTCCTGGGCTCCACCGCAGGCCTTCCGTCCGGCTGGCTCGGCGCAATCGCGGGCCTCACCAACTCCGACACCGCCTTGGACTACGCCCGTTACTGGCAGGACCGCGCCCAGGCCTACCAGACCGCAGCAGGCGAGGCAGGCAAGGGCACAAACATGGCGGGCCGATTCATGGCAAGCGTGGCTGGTGGCGTGCCTTCCGTGATGGAGAGCTTAGCCGCTGGTGGCGTGGCTGGCCGTGTGCTTGGCGCAGGGGCCGCCGCCCTGGGAGCATCCGCCATCGACGCAGCCGCCCAAAGCGGAGGCGGGACATTCGTGGACGCCGTGGACGCCTACATGCAGCAGGGCTTGAGTCAGGAAGAAGCCAAGGCCAAAGCGGCCGCCCCGGCCATCGCCTCCGGCCTTGTTACCGGCGTGCTGACCGCCCTGGGGTCGGGAGGTGTGGAAAGCCTGCTTCGCCCTGAAGGGCAGGCCCTCGCCAAGGCCGCCATCAAACGCGGCATTATGGCCCAAGTGGGCGAAGGCGTGGCGGATGAATCCCTTGAAGAGTGGTCAGACCAGATGATGCAGGGTATTATTGCCCAGCTCTCTTACGATCCGAACAAACCCCTGGAACAGGTGTTTGCCGAAGCCACCGAGGCGGGCCTTGTCGGCGGCGTGCTAGGCGGCGGTGCCTCTGGCCTGCGTGGCTACCTCGACCGCAACGCACCCGAAGCGTCAGCCGAGCCCCAGGCCACGGCCCCCATGCCCGGCCCCGTTGCCCCCGCCCAGATCAGCCAGCCCGCCCAGACGGGCGACATCGCCGGCGCAATCAAGGCCTTCACGCCCACGGGCGAGGCCATGCTGCCGCAGGCCGTGGCCGACACGGTGAAGCGCACCAACCGCACCACCGAGGACGTTTCCCGGGCCGCCGCCTCCGGCCTCGTCAAGGTGGCCCAGGGCGCAAGCCTGGAAAGCCTGGACGCCCGCGAGCGCGAGGCCCTGGGATTCGTCAGCAAGGACGGCAAAATCATCCCGGCCCCAAAAACAACGCCTTTGGTGGAAAACTACAAGGGCAAACTCGTCATTCGCAACGAGGCCGCCGAATGGCTGGACGACGAAGGCCAGCCCCTGCTTGCCCGGCAAATCCGCCTGGACGAAGCCGAGCGCAAAGCCCAGATCGACGAGGCCGAAGCCAAGCCAGCCGCCAAGAAAAAGGCTGGACAGGCCAAGGAGAAGGCCGCAGAATCAAAACCGCAGGGTAGTGAAACGGTCATCACGGGAGATTCATTATCTTCAGAAGCGAGTTCGACTCTCGCCCCTGCAACCATTTCTGGCGCGACAGAAGCACCCAAGTCCTCGCAAACCATCACAGGCTCCAACGCGGAAATGGCCGCTGAAATGCCTGTGCAGCCCGCAACGGCTGGCGAGGCAACAGCGCCGACACCAGAGCCCGCCCCAGTCAATGAGCCGCAGCCGCAAGCAGCCGTATCGCCAGAGCCGATCCGTGGACAGGTCATGCAGGAATCACGGAAGCTGCCCGTGGTGCCAGAACAACCGCCAGCACCGGCACAAGAAGCGGCTCCTGAGCCTGAGCCAGCAGCAGGCGGAGGACTGACACCCGCCCAGCAAGACCAGCTTGCCCGGGCCGAGGCCGCTCATAAGAAGCGCGTGGAAACCATCACCAAGATGGAGGCCGACGCCGAACAACGCGCCAAGCAACTCAAGGCCGAGGGCATGAAGCACGCCGCCGTTAAGCGCCAGATCACCGGCAAGCTCACGGCTAAGGAATCCGCCGCCCAGGCCAAGCGCGAGGCCAGCAACTACGAAAGCAAGCCCGTGGCCGTAGAAGGCCGCCCGGCCGTGGTGACAGGCAACGCTTTTGGTAAGGTCAAAGTCCGCTTTGAGGATGGCACCACCAAGGCCGTGCCAGCCAGCCAAGTCACGGCCCGGCAGGAGGCCCCGCCCGCCCCCGTGGACGAAGCCTCCGCCCAGGCCGCCACAAGCCCGGCCAACCCTGCGCCGGAGCCTAGCGAGGCCCAGAAAGAGGCAGGCAACTACAAGAAAGGCCATGCCAAGATTGGCGGCCTCGACATCTCCATTGAAAACGAGGCAGGCACCAAACGCCGCCCGGAATGGGGCGCGTTGTCCGACCATTACGGCTACATCAAGGGCACCGTGGACAATACGGGCGAACATGCCGACGTGTTCATTAAGCCGGGCACGCCCGAGGACTACACCGGGCCTGTGTTTGTGGTGACTCAGAACGATCCAAAAACGGGCAAGTTCGACGAGTTCAAGACCATCATCGGCTACGACACTGCCGCCGAGGCCGAATTGGCCTACCGGGCCAACTACACCGCCGATTGGCAGGGCTTTGGAGGCATTCAGGAAATGAGCCTGGACGAGTTCAAGGCCGGGCTTGCCGACATGACGGCCCGAGAGAAAGCCGCCCGCGAGCCAGGACAGCCCGTGTCCCAAGCCGGACAAGCCGTGTCCGAGCCTGCCCCGGCCACGCCCCTAGCCAAGGCCAAGGCGTATGTTGAAAGCCAAATTGCACAGGCAAAAGCAAGGATTACAGAAATTGACGCCGCTTTAACGGACTGGAAATCGCGCCGCTATAAATCAACTCAAGGCACCGAAGTTATTAACGATAAAAATCCCGCCAACTTTTTTGGCGTTAAGGAAGTTAATTTAGGTTCTTTGAATGAAAAGAAAAGAGCCGCCAGAATTCGCGCTTTGGAGGACGAAAAAACACAGCTTGAATCCAAACTCAAAGCCGACACTAGAGAACTTCAAAAAATTGAAGATCAAATTGCAGAGCAATCTCCGCAACAACCTACTACCGATGAAACTATTGAGCAACTTATTCAACAAGCCAAAGACGCTGGACTTGGAGAAGCGCAAACGACTGGCGGAAATGTCCAAAAAACGCAGGCAGGAGTGGATCAAACAGAGGGAGAGACTAGGCGTTCCGCCGCCGACACGCGAAGAGATGGAGGCAAACTGGAATCACAATCTGCGCCAAATGTTCCCCTAGCCAAGGCCAAGGCCGCCATTGCCGACTACACGGCCAAGGCCAAGGCCGAGAAGGCCGCCGCCAAGACTCAGGAGGCCAAGAACGCCGCCAACAGGAAGATTGTGGGGGCCGCCTGGCTCGCCAAGCGCTTGGAAGCCTTTGACGGCGTGGTGGAGTATGAGGTAGCCAAAGAAGATAATGGCAAGCCGATTGAAGGCATGATGGTAAAGCCAACCCTCAAAGGAGGCTTGTTGGTCATCAATCCAGAAGGACTTATTGACCTGCTTTCCAGGAACAACCTCGGCAAAGATGCCCTCTACAAGGCCATCGACAAGTTCCTGGTGCATGAGTTCATCCATGAGGCCGCCTTGTCGCGTCTTAGCAAACGCCGCATCCTCGACCTCTACAACGCCCTGACGCCCGAGGCCAAGGCCGCCAGCCGCCGCCTTTACTTGGCCCAGGCAGGCGAAGGCCAAGGCGAATTGGACGAGTTCCAGGCCGCGCACGAATGGTTTGCCCAGTTAGTCGAAGCCCGCATGTCCGGCGAGATCAGCAACCAAGCCTTGATCGAGGCTTCCGACGACCCGGCCTTCCGCGACAAACTGGCCGCCCTGTTCCGCGAGTTCGTGGCCGCCCTCCGCGACATCGCCGGGCTGGTCAAAGACCCGGCCATGGCCGAGCAAATCCGGGCCGAGGCCGACGCCGTGGAGGCCGCCGTCAGGCAGATGGCGGAGAAGGCCGGGCTGGCCGAGAGGCCGCAGGCGGAGACGGCAGAAGAATCAACGCCTGGCATTCCCGAAGAAGGCAAATATAGCGTTTATGCAATGAAAGACCGCTGGCTTGTCCAGCAGTCCGACAAGCGCGGCTTTGGCGACCACATCTTTGATTCAAAAGAAAAGGCCGTGAAGGAATCCCTGCGCAAACAGGAAAGGGATCGCAAAAATGCCGAGTTTTCAGCCAAGCAGGAAGCCGCTGCAAAGACGGCCCAGGAGGCTGAGGAAGCTAGGATGAAGCCGCTGAACGACTATCTGGACTCGCTTGGATTGTCCGCCATGCAGCGAGGGAAGCTCAAGGCGGCTCTGGATGCCAGCACGGCCAAACAAAGCCAGAGCACAGGCAAACTCTACCAAGGCCCACGATTCAATGCCATTCAAGAAATGGTGGCCGATGGATTCCGCGCCGAATCTGAGCAGGTGCCAGCTATCAAGGAGCTTACAGGTAAACGTTTGAACCGCATGGATATGCGTCAGGAGCAGGAATACGAGCGCAGACGCAAAGAGGCCGGGACGACCACCCAATATAGCCTTACCCTTCCTTCCGGCTCTATGTTCGTCGTCACCAAGGCCGAACACGATTACGCCAAATGGCTGGCCGAGCGCCAAGCCCCGGCCCCCGCCCAGCCTGCCGAGCAGGCCGCCCAGGCCGGGCAGGAGACAGACAAATCCGAACTGCAAACAGGCGATTACGTCAGAGTGAATGGCAAAGGTCCAGTGTTCAGGATTGAGTCTATCGGTAACGACGGCTGGGTTTACCTCGCCAACGGCCAAGGTTCCTACGCCCCAGAAGATGCCGCCAAGCTGCTTGTAAAGTCAGCAGCAGACGCCGCAGAAAAAGAAGCGCCAAAAGGCGGTTTCCCAGGAATGGCAAAAGAACCGCCTGCCTCCCTGCCCGCCTCCGTGACGCCATCCCAGGCCGAGGCCGTGGCCGATAGCCCCGCCCAAGCCGAGGCCAAGGTGGAGGAACATGTGCAGGACGTAGCTAAGGAAGCTGGCGCACGGCCAGCTAAGGACATTAAAGCCGAGCTTGTGCTTGCGCTTGGACAGGCCATTAAGAACGCTGAAACGGGTGTGGCAACACAGGCTAAAATAACCATTCAGATTCCAGGCGACGGCACTTTTACCCTACTCAACACCGCCCCGCAGTTGAAAGATTTGCTCAAGCGTGTGCGGGCGTTGGATGTTAAAGACAGCGCCAAGCCAGAGAAAGCAGGTTTAGCTAAAAGCGATAAATCCACCTTTGATTTGGAGTGGGGAACAGAGGCTAGTTACCTCACCGCCCTTGACCAATACAAAGATTATAACTTGCACAATGCGGATGATTTGGAGAAAAATCCCGATCAAAAAATTCCAGACGGCCACACTTATCTTGGATCACGCACCTACCGCAAAACTCTCGTTCCTGTTGTGCAGGCATGGAAACGCACGACGCAGGAAAAGGGCAATCCAACTTGGGGCCAACTTCGAGACTGGCTAGAAATGCGTGCCAAGCAGGCCGCCACCGCCGCCGACATTGAATGGACACCGCCCGGCCGCCCGGCCCCGCCCGTGACGGCCCAGCCGCCCGCCGTGCAGGCTGCCGGGAAGGCCGAGGCCCAGCCAGCCAGCCAGGCCACCGCCGCCGAGGCCTGGCAGGGCCGGGAGGAGGCCGCAGACAAGCCGCCAGTCGGAAAGATTACGGATTTTGGCGAAAAAATCTTTGGAGCGCGAAAAGACGTATGGGGCAAGTTCAAACGCATCATGGATCAGGCTTTCCCCGAATCCTATGATGACGTTACGCTTTCCAGAAATGTGCCAGAACCAGATTACGAGGCAGCTATAGAGGCAGGTGTGTCTGTAGATGATTTGGCTTTGCTGAAAGCCATCCGAGACAATTTGCCGCCGAAACCAAAAAAATCATGGAAGCTGAAAAGCTGGGGAGATGCTGTAAAATTCCTGCATCAACTCACGCAAGACCTGATTGCAGGCAAAGGAATTGATCCGGCTGTTTTGACAGGACTTGAACGCACGCAGCGCCTTTCGGGGCTTTCTAACGCCATTAAGCTATACAAGTATCTTGGCTACCCGCTTTTCACCAAAGCAAAAGGCTGGACTGTGGCTAATTGGGATGTTGGCTACTACAAAGGCCAGAAGCTAGACAAGTTCACACCCGCAACTATTGCCACCAAAGATGAACGAAGCACGGACATGCTTGTTCTTCGCGTTGGTGAAGAGGCATGGCGTGAAGTGGCGGAAATGATTAAAATTACCCTAGCGGGACAGCCAGCCGAAACGCCAAAAGCCAAAGAAGCCAAAAAGCTGCCGTTTGCCGTATGGCAAGACCGCCGAACAGGCCAATACTTTGTTGGTATTCGTGGAATCAACGGAGTTGTCCGCTTGAAAACAGGCTTCCCTGACGTGAAAGCGGCAAGGCAGCACTTGGCCGACAACCGGGCAGACCTTGAAGCTATGTGGCAGGGGATGAAGGAGCACCCAGAATACCGCCGCACGGTCAACGAGCCGCGCCAAGGGCCTGCCCGCCGCGACGGCGACGTTTCTCCTCAAATGTTCCAAGACGCTTTCGGCTTCCGAGGCGTCCAGTTCGGGAACTGGGTTGAAAGCGACCGCCGCCAAACCGACCTAAATCAGGCATACGATGCGCTGATGGACCTTGCCGAGGCCCTGGGCGTGCCTCCTAAAGCCATGTCGCTAGACGGCTCCCTTGGACTGGCTTTTGGTGCCCGTGGTGTATCCAAATACAAGGCACACTACGAGCCAGGAGAAGTGGTGATTAATCTCACAAAGAAAACCGGACCAGGATCGCTTGCCCATGAGTGGTTCCACGCTTTCGACAACTACTTTGCCCGTCTGGACGACACGGGAGCTACTAAAGCACGAGCTCTGGATAAATACGCGACCACGCAAAAGCCAGCAGCCGCGCCCAAAAATATGCGCCCAGAAGTCTGGCAGGCTTTCCGTCAAATCGCAACCACACTGAAAACCGGGCCATTTGCCGAACGTTCGGCAACCTTGGATGATGCCCGTAGCAAGCCTTATTACTCGACTCTTGTTGAGAAATCCGCCCGCGCGTTTGAGAAATACATTGCCGACAGGCTTCTTGGCAAAGACATCACCAATGATTACTTAGTAAACATCGTCAAAGACGAAAGCCCGGCTCTGCCAACATCTGCCGAAATGGCCGATGGTATTCAAGCAGCCTATGACAATCTGTTCAACATTCTTGATTCCGTTCCCACGGAGACGGGCGTCATGCTTCGCAATCCGCCCGCCACGCCCACGCCCCTGCCCGCCGACGAAGGCGCCCAGTCCGGCCTAGCCAACCCGCCCGGCGGCCAGGCGGCCGTCACGCCCGCCCAGGACGCCGAATACATGGCCGCCGTGGAGGCTGGAGACATGGCCAAGGCGCAGCGCATGGTGGATGAGGCGGCTAAGGCGGCTGGTGCCATGCTTAACGAAGAAGGCAGCGTTAAATTCTGGCTGCACGGCACAGCCCAAGAGTTAGACGGGAATGAAATTAATTTAGCTAATGCCGGTAGGTCCGGTTTTACTAAACATGATCTGTTTTTTTTAACAGACTCGCCTGTTGAGGCTGTCGCTTATACAGGATCAGATGATTTAATATCTTGGGACGAGCTTTATGAACATGCCAATTTTGGCAAAATGGCTGAAGGAGAGTTAGATGCTGATCGACAGACGCCATATATAGCCAACAACGGCGATGGGTATGTTTATGTGTTTTACGCATTTCCAAAAAAATTAGGAAAAATTGACGGTGGAGCAAAGGGGCAAGTTTTCGGTGGTGACGGAATCCCTTATGCAAAGCTAAACCCAGAGGCAGAACGTATGATTGACTCCGGCGACGCTGATGCGGTTATGCTGCAAAACGTCAATGTCACGCTTTTAAATACATCATGGCCGACAGACCATCTCCTTGTCAGAAACGGTTCTCTTGTCAAATCCGCCGACCCCGTAACCTACGACGAGTCCGGCAACGTGATCCCGCTTTCCCAGCGGTTCAACCCAGCCAGCCCGTCCATCCTCTACAACCCGCCCGGCCCGGCCCGCCAGTCCGACGAGGCCCAGGCCGCCGAGCTTGAAGAGGCCGCCAACGAGGCCGTGAGGGAGGCGGGCGAGATTCTGCGCGATCTTCAGCAGCAGGGCGAGCAGGAGGCCCGGGCCAAGGCCAAGGATGAGGCCGCCCGGCTGGCTTTGGCTAACGATCCGAAGGCTGTTCGCGCCATTGGCGAAGGCGAGAAGATTGACGCCCGTAACCCATCTTTGATCTTCAAAAACCCAGCCGCCCGCCGCTTCTATCAGGCCATTCTGGTGGCCCGCGCTGAGCTTGGCATGAGGACATACATTAGCGACAAAGAGCTTCAGGACTTTGCTCGCAAGCAATTCAATTCCGACCCGGAAGGCGTCTATGAATGGGCATTGGACAAGGCCGACGAGGGCGAAAGCCTCAACGACGAAGAGCAGGCCGTCTTGTTTGAGCTTTTCGACCGCGCCCAGGCCGATGACAGCCCGTTTATTAATCGCCCCGGCTTCGATCAGGAAATGGTCAAGCTAGGCCATTACATCCGCGAGAGCCGAGGCACTACGGGCCGAATGCTCCGCTATGGCCGCGACCGGGTGGAGACGCCCCAGCAGCGCTGGAAACGCGCCTTCTACCACATCAAAGGCCCGGACTCTAAGCAGGCCGCCATGCTGCGCATTGCCCCGTCTGCCCGCGAGAAGGCCCGCCGGATCGCCGAGTTGGAGGATCAGCTTTCCAAGGCCTCCGCCGCCCGCCGGGCCGACATTGAGGCCGCCCTAGCCAAGGCCAAGCGCCAGAAATCCCGCGCCGAGGTGCTGGAGGAAATCACGGCTGAGAACGAACGGCTCATGGACAACATCATCGACAAGATGGGAGGAGTCACGCGAGACGACATTATGCATTCGCCGCTGGAGCGCTACGGCCTCCAAACGGCAATTCTCGACCTGCCAGCCGTCCGCGAGGCCCTAGGCAAGTTCGACAACGGGCGAGACATTATGCGCCTTGCCTTCCGTGGTTTTTCAAATGAGCACATCGCCGGCGCTCTTCAAATCCCCGAAGGCGACGTTGCAGACTTCATCAAGCAGGCTAATGACGCCATCATCCGCCCAGCCGTTACCGAGCAAGTGAAGGCAGGTAAGACTTTCGGCGACTGGATCAAGTCCGGTCTAGACATCCTGGCCCGGAAAACCGGACTGCGCCAGCCGCCATCAACTCGTCCGCTGGAGAACTGGCGGACGCTTATCACTGGGAAAAGGCAGACTTTGGACGAGGTGACCGCCGAGGTGAACCGCGTCATGGGATACGCCCTGCAATCGCAGAAGGCTCGCGACTCCAAGAAACTGATGTCGAAGGTTATTAATACCCCGACAGGCCAGCGAGTCCGCGTTTTTGTGCCGTTCGACCCCGACGACGCCACCAATTACTACTCATTCGCCCGCGAATACTCCGCCGCCAAGGCCAATGTATTCGACAAGTTCTACGAATACTGGATCAACTGGCCGCTACTTTCTGGCCCGCAGACCCAGGTTGTGAACTTCACAGGCAACGCCGCCCAGGTGGCCTGGCACTACACCGGCCAGCGCCTGGCCGAAGCCACGCTAAACAGCTTGGTTTACCACGATCCAAACAGTGCCCAACTCCGCGAGTTTTGGCACATTATGAAGGGCTTTTGGAAAAGCATTGGCCCGGCCCTGGACATGGCCCGCCAGTCGTTTCTCACCGAAGGCGATACGGTGCGACACAAGTTCCTCAACGAGCCGCTGCAAATCGACATTGTTGATGGCGACATTGACAAAGTTGGCGGCATCCGGGCAGCCGTGGGCGGCAAGCTAGGCCGCCTGAATCGCCTGCCGGGCCGTGTGCTTCGCTGGACGGATTCATTCTTCAAAACCGCCGTGCTTTACGCCGAGGCCTCCGCCGTGGCCTACCGCAAGGCCCACGCCTCCGCCAAGGCCCAGGGCCTCAAGGGGCAGGCCCGCCGTGACTTCATCGACACGGAAATCGACAATACCCTGAAAGACCCTCAGAGCCCGGTTTGGGCGGATGTCATGGACACGGCGGAAGAACTGCTTTTCCAAGACGACAACGTGGCAACTGCTATTGTTGACACAATGCTTGGTGGCTATCGTGGCGTTAACGCCTTTGAGAAAGCTCTAGCCGAGGCCAAGGCGTCCGGTAATTCCAAGACGGTGGCGGTTTTGAATGCCATGATTGCTGGGGCGAAAGCCGTGAATCGGATTATGCGGTTCATTTTCCCCTTCCAGCGCACCCCGACGAACATTATTCGCGTTGGCTTACGAAAAGGCGGCGGCTCCGCCATTGTCGGGCTTTACCACCTCCTGCACGGCGGCTGGCTCAAATACAAGGACGGCACGCCAATGCTGGAATCCTACACCAAGGCCATGCAGATCAAGGATTTGTCCGAGACTGGCATTGCCGTCATGGGCTGGCTCATGCTTGCTAGCATGTTTGAGGGTGACGACGACGACGAAAAGAAGCCATTTTTGATTGTTGGTTCCCGGCCAAGCTCGCGGCAAGGCTATCCTGAGAAGCAGGCGTTCCTGAACAAATACGGTGGCGAAAGCTCCTTCGTTTGGCAGGATAGTAAGGGTAACGTCATCGCTTCAAAGTCGTTTGGCCGATACGAGCCGATTGGCACGCTCCTGACAACCTGGGTGGACGCTTACCGGAACTTTCAAGAAGTCCGGCGCAGACAGAAGGCTGGAGAGGCGGCCAGCTTCAAGACCTACATGCTTTCCAGCTTTGTTTCAGGTCTGGAAAACAAGTCATTCCTGCAAGGTCTATCCAACATAATGGAATGGATTCGTGACATTGAGGAGCGCCGGGAAAACCCCGACGTGGACGCCAACACCAAGCTATTTTTGCGCAACGTTGTCCCGAACATCATCAAGCAGCCCATGCGCAACTGGGACGAGGTAGTAAGGGAAACTAAAACGGCCGGAGCCGGCTACTCGGCCCTGCCGAATCCGGCCCTTTCGCCCAAATTGCCGACCTTTGCCGCCGAGCCCAAAATATCGACCACGGGCCAAAAAATGCGCAAAGACTTGAGCGCCCCGGCACGTTTGCTGTTCCCGGCAAATACAGTTGTCACCCCACAGCCCGACGCCTTGCTTTACCGGGCCAACAGGCTTAACCCGACCGCTGCCAAATGGCCGTCAGGCATTCAAAGGGACGAATTTTTCTACCGAGCTCCAGGAGCCAAGCCAAAAACGCCCGGCTACCACGTCCCGATTGAAGATGCTGCCGGGAAGCGCCGCTTTGCCGAAATGGTGGGACAGGAATACACCAAAGAAGTGCGCAACTACGTAGCCAGCCTGCCGCCCGCCCTAAAGGCCCGGCCCGGCCCTGAGCAAATCGAAGGCCTTGCCAAGGCCATGACCGAAGCCCGAAAGAAGGCCCGCATACTCTATGGCTTGCAGAAGCCCAAAACCCCGGCCATAACTACATCCAATAAATGAAGCGCCTCATTGAATCACACCTGACGTTTGCCTCCGACGCTGACGAAAACGCCTTTATTGAGCACGTCATCGCCGAGGTGAACGACAAGCGCGACCTGATGGGCGTGCAAACCACCTCCCGACAATACCGGGTAGGTTCTACGCTCTACCGCTGGGACAACTACCAACTGGAGTTCGAGCAGGACTTTGAACACCGCAAAGCCCGGTGCATGTTGTTCAGGGACAGTAACTTGTCGATCAACCTGCCGATGACGCCCGTTCTTCAGCACGGCGACAAGATGGCAAACGACCTACTTGCCTCAGCGGCCTTCTTTGGCCCGGCGGCAGAGGGCAGCGAGGACGAGAACCCGAGCATTGACACCCTCATGCGCCGCCTGAAACACCGGGCGCAGGCCATCAACCTTAACGAGACTGGCAAGAAGGCCATGCAGGGGGCCTTGATCCGAGGCCAGGAAATCACCCGGGCAGGCCTAGCCGAGGCCTTTTACATGAAGCCCGTAATTGTCCAGGGCGTGAAACTGGACGGCAAGACGCTCAAGGACAGCCAGGGCCAGCCGGTCTTGGCCTCCGACATTTGGATTGACGATCCGGTTTACCCCGAGCGTCAGGTTTTGCAGCGCGATCCGACCGTATGGGCCATGAAGGGCGCGGCCCTGGAGATGGCAAAGCCGCATGTGGTCATGCAGCGCACCAGCAAAGACCCAGGGTGCGAGGTGGCCGTGATTCACTACGGGGACTTCTTCTGCCACCCGAACGCCGAAAGCATCGACGCTAGCCCGGTCAAAGGCCACGTTTTTGCAGCCAACCCAGGCGACCTGCTTATTTCCTACGATCCGGCTACCAGGATCAAAGAGACTTATGACGAGTATTTCGAGCGGATGAAGTCTGGCAACCTGCCCGGTGGCGTCTATGACAACTACACCGTCCGCGCCGAAATGAACCGCGTGCGGGATGGCGAGGACGAGAACACCCAGCGCCCAGCAGACCAAAGCATCCACCGCTGCAAGCGCCGTGTTTATGTGGAGTGCTGGATTCGCTACGACGCCGACAACGACGGCTACGACGAAAGCATTTACGTCCTGCTGGACTGGGACGCCAAAATCCCGATTCACTACGAATACGCCTCCATCATCCTCCCCTGGAACGATAAGGAGCACCCGCACCCCTACACCTGCCATCGAATCTGGCCCAAGCTTCACCGCTGGACGGGCCGAGGCTACTACGAGCTTTTGGACACCTGGGCCGAGGTGGCCGACAAGATGCTGAACCGCATTGAGTTTGACGCCAACACCTCCGGCAACGTCATCTTTGAGAACCCCCTAGCCACCCAGCAGGGCATAGACGGCGGCGGCATCCAGTTCCGCAACTCTGAGGGCTACCAGCTTCGGGCAGGCTTCACGGCCGACGACGCCCTTTCCGTTAAGACCGTCCAGCCCGCCAACATCGAAATCTTCGGGCAGCTCATGGAAAAAGCCGTGGGCCGTGGCGAAATCAGCGCCGGCCTGACCAGCCCGGCCGAGGCCAGCGTGGCCGACGTGCCCGGCCAGGACACCCTGGGCGTGGCGAAGATTCTGGAGAACACCAGCAACCAGTCGCTCCGCGCCCGAGAGTACGAAATTGT